GCCTATTCCACCAGATCCGCTTGTCCTAGAACCTAGCCATTCGTTCTGTGCCATTTGTCTAGGACTTCCCATCTGTGAATCACATTGGATCGCACGAGGTAATCTAATCTCTTCATATTCTTTCATCAAATATTCCATAGCAGTTTTAGAATTTGTAAGACCAAAGGCCATCTCCGCTGCGAGCCTTGTCGCCAACGCTGTTACAAACATTGTTGAATATTTTGTTGTGTCTGTTGCTCTATAAGTATAAAGTATCTCTAGCCCTGATGTATCGGATAAGATACCTACAGATTCTACACGAATAGTGGCAGAAGGAGTATTAACATAATTCAATTTTAACATATCTGTAGGGATGCCGTAAGCTACTGTCATACCATCATCTTCCCAAACTGGGTCTGTTCCAAGTTCCGCAAGAGCTACTCTCTTTTGTGCGAACGACCAAGCGTGTTCCATAAGAACCTCATCTAGTATCTCAGTATATACTGCTACAGCTGCTCTTGCAGATACTGTATCGTCTGATGTAGTTGTTATTCTCTTTGCACCTAACTTACTTAATGCCATATTTATAACTCTTATTTGAGTACTTGAGCCGATGGTACACCCCCTACTTTAGTTTCATTATTTAAAAGACCAGCAATTAAAATCGTCATAAAAGAAGTCATCCCGAGATGCCAAGCAAAGATGCCACCTGAACAAACACATATGCCTATGAAAGCTGACATCAGATACTTGTTGCGTTTATTGAGAATTGTATTTTTAAAGATATAATATAAACTCATTAAGAATAAGAATAAACCTATAATACCAGTATCATAAAGAACTTCTAAGTATTCGTTATGTGCTTGTGCGAAATTACTTCCACTAGACATACGATAAGTCCAAAAGAATGCTCCTGGGCCACGACCAGTGTAAGGATATGACCTCTTTGACATATAAGGTGTCTTTACTCCTACGAGTATATTTTGCCATTCCGTAAAACGTGTACTATCATCTATAACATTGCCTACTACAGAACCTTTAACAGCTAGTCCTATTCCTGCAGTTAATGCACCAATGACAAATAAAGAAATAATAGTCTTTTTGTATTTAAAGTACAGTATAATCATAAGCATTACTATTGTAGAACCAATAGCCATTTGACTATTAGTTGCTATGATTCCTAAGATTATAGGTACAATCAATATAGATTTCTTGCGATATAACGCAAATGGAATACCTAGCATGAGATAAGGACTCACATAACTAGGTGAGCCAAGCGTTCCTGCTGCGGTAAAAGTCCCGTAACTGCCACCTAGACTTGTAAACCATTGCATTATTCCAAATCTCTGCCCTATAACATAAACTGACATTATCATAGTTGTGTAGATTATAATATCAAATATAAGGTCTTTGTGCTTCTCTGTGAGTTTTGCTGATGATATAGTCCGATACATACCTAGAAACATAAACGCATAGAACATACTCTTCCATATCCAAAAATTAAGAATAGGTCTTTTTAATACTATTAGATTAGGATACGGTGCTTGCCACGCGCTTATAAGTAAGTAACCACAAAAGAACAGAAGCCATTTATTTCTAAGTGGCCTCTGCTCCTGAGTGAAATATCCCCATAAGCATAAGGCTGTTGCTACACCCATACCGAAAGCAGATAAAGTGGGTTTACCACTAAATCCAAATATCGGTAGTAAAGGTAATAGTATCAATCCTACGCTTATAAGAATAGTTGTTATCATGGTTAGCTCGCATCTCCATCTGTCCAAGCTGAACTACCTGTATCTACAACATACCAAACATTTGTCCCGCCAACAAGATGAACTGAATCACCTGCTGCACCTGCTGAATCAATAGTATCTCCTGCATCTAATGTCAAATACATAATGGTATCTGTTGCATCGTATGTATCTATTGTGATAGTAGTATCTGTTGCATCACAAAAGATAAATTCGAGATCAGCTGCTGCTGCTGGTAGAGTAAATGTAGTTGTTGCTCCTGCTGTTGCAATATACCTCGTTGGTGAATCTGCTGCTGTTACTGTTTCGCTAGTAGCAGAGATAACTTCGTTAGTAATTGATGATGAATCATCTATCGCTATTGAAGAAACGCTACCACTGTTAGATACTGTAACATCACCTGTGAAGTTTATATCTGTTGCTTGCCATACTGTGCCACTATCTTCCTGCACTCCTACTGCTGCATAAGCAAGAGAAGCGGTAAGCATTAAGCACATTACTACTAAACATACTTTTCTAAACATTGCTTCTCCTTTTGTTTGGGTGAGGCTTTTACACCCCACCCGTTCTCTTGCTTAGTCTGCTGCGTAGAATACTACCAAGTTGATAGTTCCACCAGTTGTAGCATCGGCTCCTGTTGTTATTGTTATCTGCCTATCAGAACCTTCGCCAACTGTAGTGCCAGTATAAGTCTCGTCTATTTTGTAATTGAGACCGTCTACTGCGTTGAGTCTAGTTATTAATGCTGCATCACCGTGGTTTGTAGCTGTGATGTAACGGTCAGCATCTTCATAATCGCCAACCGCTAGAGTTGTAGCTGTTCCACCTAAATCGTCAGTTGCTAGAATTACTTCTAACACTTGAGCACCTAAAGGTAGTTTGCCACCCATCTCTATGATAGTACCATCAGCTAATACTCCAGCCTCGTACTGCTCTTGCATTATCTTTACTCTTCCATCTTGGAGACCCTTAGCTAATCTGCTATCTAGTCCACCAGTGTCGATGAGAGTCTTATTTACACCTTTTACTGTTGCCATTTTCAGTTACTCCTTTCGTTTAGATTCTATTCCGCGCACGCGATTTGAATTATACGTTCATCTTCAAGTCTGGTTGCACCTATGCTAAGTGACATAAATACCTGCCAAGCATAGTTTTTGTCAGGTCTTTCGTCTATTCTTCCTGAAGCCTCTTTCTGTATACCAAGCTGGATTGCTCCTTTATGGTATGCATAGCAGAGTCTACTATCAGAATCGTCAGTAGCTAATCTCTCAGAGCGGATAAACTTAAATCCAACCCAAGTATCAAGCTGACCTTCAACTAAAGCCTTAACAGTATTGTAATCTGCTGAAGCTACTTCAGTTGTGTTTAATAGATCTTCAATCTGTTCTGCTGAACAAACAAAATATCTATCCTCGTCTTCTACTTCTTTCTGATCAAGCTTCTTCTTAGCCTCAAGCAGTTTTGCTTTCGTAAGTCCAGCACCACCAACAGCAATCTTATAATCTGCTGAGAACGCTGAACTCGTAGAACCTGTCTTACCTGTGTAAGCTGTTCCACCTGCTGCTGTGATTATTACATCATCCATCTGGCGACCTGCTGCTGCAGAAGCTGCAAGCATATACTTTGACTTAGGATCAATAAGCATAGCTAACTGGTCTTCTTTGTCGAACAGTGTGTTATGGATGAAGTCTTGTTTGCTTAGACGCCTTCTCTTATGGTCAGGGTCTATGATTGGTGTATCCTGATGTCTACTTACCTTTTCCTGCATTGATGTAGCACCAAGCTGGTCATAGAACTTATATTCCCCTGTGAAATCAGTATCTACTAATACAGAACCACGAAGTTTGGTCATCTTCTGTTGCACCAACATCGCCATAGTATCGTTGTACTGTTGCACAAAGGCTGTTGTTATAGCACCCATTGTGTTACTCCCTTCAAGTTAGTTAAAGTTAATTACTGCAGATTATCCACAATGGGTCTGCCCTCGCCTTGCATTGGGCTTCTTACGAAGTTGTCCCTTCTTTTGATTTCGTTGGTAAGCTGCTAGAGGCTTTGTCTTTTGTAACAGTCTTAGCAGGTGTCTTAACAACGAACTCGTATATCTTCTCAGCCAATGGAAGTGCTTCAAGCCTACTGATGCCATTCTTTGCACAACCATTGATTGCGATTTCTATGCATTTTAGTCTTATAGTGTATATATCCATAATTAATCCGAAGGATATGCCAATTTATAAAGTGAATCTCTCTTTGAGATTGCTTCTTTATGCTCAGGATGCTGTTCATCCATAAGCGGATGTTTAGGATTCGTCTGAGCTTCATTATTTATTTTAGCAATCTCTGCCTTTGCCTGCGATGGTGACATCATTAAGTCTGCAGAACCTGCCTTGCCGATAGTATCTTCGCTTAACTTTGAACCTATTTCTGCCATCATCTTAATCACTGCTGGATTGTTACCCAGTCCTGTTTCGTTTAGAATGTTCTTTACATCTTGTCCACCGAACTTATCTACTACCTTAGAGGCTGTGCCTACCATACCATCATACTTCGCACCATATTCCTTACGGAGTTCTGTTTCAGCATTAAGTAATGAATCTTCTCTAGCCTTCTCACCTGTATTTATCTGAGAGGTTAAACTGTCAAGATGATACATCCTTAATCCAGCTGCTTGTTCATTGGTTAAACCTAACTTGAGAGCTACATCTTTATAAGCTCCTTCAAGCTCAGGTGTAATTTGTATATCTTTATGAATACCTTCTGGTGTATCAAACTTATAGCCTTCTGCATTCTCTGGTCTACCTAAAGCTACTTGATATGCATTTCTTTCTTCGGCTGTTGCACCTTCTCCAGGGACTATAATTCCCTTAGCGCCTATCTTCTTTTCAAGGCTGACATAGCTTTTAGCCATATCTTCTGAAGACTTGAACTTTGCGACAGAAGGGTGATTGCGTACTTCATCACTAAAGCCATCGTAAAAGTGCTCACCACTAGCA